TGCCTCCTTCGGGGACGTTCGCAGTGTTGAAGTTGTCGCGCTGGAGAGACGCATCAACATCGGGACCAGAAACCAGCTTACTTTTGCCGTTCTTGTCCACTGCAATGGTGGTTGCGATACGCATATCCGTTGGGATTAAGCGGTGATCAGAACCTCAGCTTGGGTCGCATCGCCCACGCCAGCACCAAACATGATGTCGTAGCTCGCGTAGTGGCTGCGGGTCGAGCGGCTGTACCAGACAGAGAGCAAGCAGGACAGACCGTTGGAGGTCGTCACAACGCGCTGCTCAATGAACTCACCAGCGATCATTCCCACCGGCAGACCGGAGGCGATGGCAATCGCGTCAGGACCGCAGACGAAGCCGACGGTGTTAGCAACCGCGCTGGTCCAACGGTTGTTCTCAGCGATCAGGTCAAAGCCAAACTTGCCGTTAGCCAGAGAAGCCAGACGACCGTCAGGGAAGTAGTTAGCAGCACCGGAGAACTGCAAGCGAGCGAGATGTCCACCATCCAAGATGAGGCTCTTGCTGCGGTAGTTCTTAGCCAGAGCCAAGATCGCGGGGAGGTCGCTAGTGTCGAAGTTCGCAGCGGTTCCAATCGTAACCGGCGAATCGTAGTTGCCAGCGATCATCAGCGCGGTGACGACATCCGAGATGCCGTTGGCGAACAGGTCAGCGGAACCCTGAGCGAGGTCAGCCAACTGGAAACCCTGATTGAGTTCCTGCTGAGTCAAGCTGAACGACTTGGTGATCTGATTGACCGAGACGGTGGTGGCAGCGAGCGTCGAATCGTCGTTGGTCTCGAAGTTCGAGGTGTTGGTCTGAGCAACGGAACCAGTCGTGAAGCGTTTCACGCGAACCGTAGCGCGGGGGCGGAGGTTATCCAGACCCACGTTGCGGCTGAAACCGTCGAGCATCGCAAGCTTGTTGGTGGCAATGGTGATAACCGCATCAGCGAGGTAATCCACCACCAGCGTCGAGGTGAACGTGTTGGTATTCTGCGGAGCGTGGATCTGGTTCTGGCGGATCAACTCGCTGTGGTTCTCAATCAGCCACTTGCGACGATCAGCACCAGCCTTAAACGCTTTGTGCTGCTCAAGCAACGGGTTTCCGAAATTCTGAATCACGGGACGCACCGGCTCAGGAGCAGGAGCAGCGGCGGGAGACTTCATGGAAGCTTCCAGAGCGGAAAGCTTAGCAAGAATCGCGGTGAGATCAACGGAAGCGGCAGGAGCAGCCGCAGCCGTCACAGTAGTGCTATCGGACATATTTGTGTCGGGTTGTTGTGTTGGTTGCGGCAAAGGAACTTTGCCATTTTCGCTGACAGCGTTATTGCTATCCGCAGAAATATTGTCTTCGGTCTCGCTGAGTTCCTGCTCTTGGTCCAGTTGGACGGCAAGAGCGGTGAACCAATCGCGTCCAGCAGCACCACCCCAGAGGTTTGCTGCAACGTCAGCGGGAGTGTTAGGTTCAGCTTCTAAGAAGCGTTCATTCCTAGCCCACCAAGCGACCGCTTTCTTGATCTTCTGGGGACTCGGTTCCTCACCTTTCAGAAGGTTTCGAGCGTCAATGACGGTAGCCTCTTCAAGACCATCACCTCCGAGACCTTCCTCATACTGCTTAATTCCACGCTCAAGATTATTCTTAACTGTAGGAGGAGCGGTCTTGGTAACAGCGCGGGGATGCCACTTAGCAGCCATCGCAAGCTGTTTGATCGGCTTGTCAACCAAGCCAAACTGAATTGCTTCAGCGGTGGTAAACCAAGTCTCCGCCTTCATCGCAGCGCGGATGGATTCGGTAGAGCGTCCGGTCTTCTTGGCGTAGACTCCAACCAAAACTTCAGCGTGTTGGTCCAGAGCATCAGCCATTTTCCGCATATCTTCTGAAGTACCAGAAGCCATTCCAGAAGGATCGTGGATCATCATTAGAGCGGCATCAGCCATCTCAACACGATCTCCAGCCAGAGCAATGATCGAAGCAATAGAAGCCGCAATTCCAACAACCCGAGTGGTCACCGGAGCTTTGCGACCGCGCAACTGGTTGTAGATGGACAATCCATCCCAAACGTTACCACCGGGAGAGTTGATCTCTACAAGCAGCGGACCATTGCCAACTTCAGCAAGAACGTCAGAGAATTGCTTGCCAGATAGACCGTTACCACCAAACCAATCCTCGCCAATCTGGTCAAAGATCTGAATGGTCGCAGTCTCACCAGCGGAAGCCGCAGGAGCGTAATAAAGCCAATCTGATTTCTTGGTGAAGCTCATTCTGTTTTCTTGGCTCGCGGCTTATGTTGCTTTTTGACTGAAGCGGTCACTTCGGTTTGTTCTACAACAAGCGGTTGTGATCCACCTTCTGACGGAGCAACTGGAGACGGAGATTCAGAAGAATCATCTTTAATGTCAATAGCCGGTGCAGCACTAGCCGCAGGACGTTCTTTCTGAATCACAGAAATCTCAGATACATCAACTCCGTATTTATCAGCGAGTTGACGCACAAACAGAGCTTGTTGAGCTTTTGCTTCCAAAGCAGAACGCCAATCAAGACCCCGCGCACCGTAGACTTCATCGTAAGTCAGAATACCAGCTTCCAACTCTGCCAACTGAGCGGCGGAATTACGGCCAACATCAACGTTCGGAGAGCGGGGAGCGGTAATCGCTACTTCGTACCAGTCAGACGGAGCATCATTCAGAGCGGGATCGCTCTTGATAGCGTACTCCATGACATATTCATAAATACGTCGAGCCGCTGACGACATCACTTGATGCCGAGACTTAAACCACACAGCAGACATATCTAGCGCACCGCGATAGACAGTCCCCTGCATGGACTCGGGATAAACGAGAACGTAAGGAATACCAACACCAGCGCATACCTTTTCTGTCAGTTGCCGCCAGTACTCGCGCATATTCACACCGGGACGTTCTGTTGCGAACTGTTCAAATGAATCACCGTTCTTCAGTACTTTAACAGACGATCCAAATACCTGTTCGTAATAGTTCTCCGCAGTGTTCTGAGTGGTTTGCGAGATTCCACCAGATCGAAGGCTGGAGGCTTGGACCTCACCGGAGACGGTTTTGACGATCTGAGCGACGGAAGCACCGAGCTTGCAAGCTTCCATCTCAAGCTTCTGCAAGTCGTCGAGATCGTGAAGATCATTGATAACCGCAGAGACAAACGGAAGACCTCTAAGCTGACCGGGACGATTCGGCTCGTAAATGTGAACCACCGAGTCAGAACCAATTGAGCGAACGTCAGTGAGATTACCCTGAGTCTTCTCTGATCCAATAAAGTAGGCAACAGCTCTACCAGTGCGCGGATCAAACCGGATACCGTCAAACACGGTCTGGTCTGCCTCCATTCCAGCAGGAGTGGCAATGGATTGAGCTTCGATCAGCTGCAATCTCGGCTTCCCGCTTTCACCTTTAGTGAGAAGGATAAAGCTCTCACCGTCGAAGAACCAACCGCGAGCCGCTTGGCTCATCAGCGTTGCAAACGACTGACGCGAACCGATATCGGGATAACGGCTCCAAACGTCAAACCACTTTTTGGCTTTAAGGTTCCAAGCTGGATCACTAGAAGCCGGTTGAACCGAGAAGCTGGAGCCAACGGTGTAGCTCTCAAACAAGTCGCCAAGCCTATTCAGAACAGCGTTGTTCTGTTCAAAGAAGCGGGACTTACGGACAATTGCTTGTCGGGTTGAACTCGTTACATCAAAGCGAGCCGAAGTATAGGACGTATCAAGATACGAACGACGCAACGACTGACCGGCTCCTTCGTATTTGTTAACGGGAGCGGGAAACAACTTATTAGCAATGGTTTGAAGGATTCCCATTAGCTCATTCGGGTTGTGGCTTCACGACGGAACTGTGTGAAATCACCGTAATACCGAGTGACTGCAACCAGAATTGTTCCAAGCATCTTGTTGTAGATCTGGAGGTCTGACGGATTAGTGATTCCGTCTCCAGCCAATAGGGTCACGGCAAGATCGTAGTCTGACAGCAGTGACTCCCACATTTCCAGCATCTCTCCAGCGGAAGCGGAACCCTTACCGGGTTCAGCGAACTCAACGGAAACGTCAGAACTAGAAGTTGAGCGAACAACTTGACCAGACTCTATAGCGTTTGCGGCAACCGTAAGCTTTGCAGTCAAAGCCTCAAGCAATGTCAAAGCGGCTTTGCTTGCGTAGGTAGTACGCAAATAACTCCGCTTAGTTGCTACGGTGTAGGTCAACACTTGGGCGGACTATTCACAGACCAACTGTGAAGTCAACTACTAGAATTTTCAGAACTAGTAGATGCGAGATCGTTCCACAACATCACCATCGCCAATTGCATCAACTCGCAGTCATGCAAATGATCGGGCCAGCGAGTGTTTCGCTTGAACCACAAGTGTTTGATTCGTCCCGCTCTGTTAGCCGTTGGCTTTAGAGCGTGAGAATCCAAGTGCTTCCAGTATGTATCAGAATCGCTTGCAAATGCCCCTTCAGCCTCAAGCGGCGCAGGGAGACTGCAAACAGTCCATTGGTGATTCTCGGAGCCTTTACGGAGCCGCTGAAGCACTTCGCGCATATGCTCAGTATCGAAGACTAACAGAGGCTGGACCGCATCAGTCCGCATCGACGTTGAAGTGGTAATGCCAAATGGATGGATTGCACCAGTCTTGCTGGTGAATCGCGCTCCGGTTTCTCGGCCTTTCATTGGCATCCAACCAATAAGCATTGGCTTTCTCAGCCCTCCTTCTGGTGGATACCGGAGACCGCATGGGTAGGTTATCGGGTTTCCGCTTATTAAAGAGAAACCGCCACAAGCGTCGTAAACGGCTTGTGTATTAAAGCCAGAATCTACTCCAACGTCCATGTCATGCACGTTGTATTGAAGTTGAACCCGTCGAAGTGCAGCGAAATCGTCTGCGTGACCAGCAGCGACAAGACGCGAATTGCCTTTGCTCCACTCTCGGCATACCCACCAGACAAACGGAGCGGCGGCTTGTACGTCAGCGGTTAGGTAGCGTCTGGCTTCGGGGAGTCCAGCATCAGACACAATCTCAACTCGCTCTTGTTGGGACTCTTGGTTTTCCCACGGTTCCGACAACATTCCGTTGATGAAACCCTGCAACCCCATCATCGAAGCTTTGGCTTCCAAGAACGAGACGGCTAGATGCCCCCAAGTGCATTTCCGATCCGGTGAGTAAAGAGACGACAAATGGTAAGATCGGACACTCGGCAAGCTCGCTTGATTTTCGGCAATCCACTTCCCATGGCGCAACGCTGCCACCTTATGGGAATCAGAAATCTTACCCTGACACAACTGGCAAACGTAGTGAGCAGACGACCGGATACGCTGCCAGTCTGGCTTCCCATCTTCGGTCTTAGCATTGTCCCAAGTGACCTGCTTCCATTCCAGCTTGATGTATTCCGCGCAATGCGGACAGGGTATGTAATACCGTCGCTGGTCCCCTCTAAGGTAACGCTGCCAGATTCTCCCCTCCGAGGTTGTCGGAGTGCTGGTAAAGAACGCTTTGGAACTGCTGAACGCTTTGAGCCGCTGCTCTGCGAGGTCCAGCGCATCAGCTTCCTTAGCGGTTGCTTCAGCGAATTTGTCCACCTCATCTGCGACCAAGATTCGCACCGGTCGTGACGCTAGATTTGCCGGTGAGTTGGACCCAACAAAGGTCAAAGTGCATCGGTCAAATTGCTGCTCCAGATTAGTCATCTGGTCTTGATCCGTTGGGAATCGCGCAACCAATGCGGGACAATCTTCCAGCAATGGCATCCAGCGCGATTTGGAGAAGCTGCGAGCCAGATTCTCACTCGGCATCAACCACAGCGCGGGACTCGGTTCTGTGTCGATAGCCCAAGCGAGACCAGCCATTAGGGTTGTCGTCTTGCTGGTCTGGGAACCCCAACACAACGTGACCTCAGAGACTGACGGATCTTTCCAGCACTCCAGCGGCTCTCTGCAATATGGACGAACAGCGGTGGAGAATGGACCGGGATGTTCAGTCTGACGCTGAGTCAACGTAAGGTTGGCTTCGCTCCACTCCACCACAGTCTGCCGTGGAGACGGACGGTAGATCTGGCGACGGAACTCTAGGATTTCGCGCTGTAAATCAAGCATCAGAACAACTCCGTATTCAATTCTTCGATCCGGTGCTTTCGAGCTTCACTCATGTTGAGAAACGCCATCCGCTCATTGACCCCATCCATCAGCTTGTCCCGCAACCGCACGTTGCAACCCCACGTTGCGTTCTCATTGAAGATTTCAACCATCAGCACCAGACCGTCTGGCTCCAAATGCAGCACTCCCCAAAACGGAATCTTGCAATGCTTGGTAATCTCAAGAGCGGCTTGGAGCTTAGACCATGAAATCATCCATTGGTTGCCGAAGGTTGATTCCAGTTTTGCTAGTCCGTAATTCCGAGATTTCACCTCATAACTTCCGGTAATTACGCCAGAGTTTTGGTTCCAGATGAACCCGTCAATGCGTGACGGTTTGTCGTCTGCAATCGGCAGGAATCTAAGAACCGTGTCACGCTCAATGGCTCGCAGCGCGATCTTGTTTTGACGGAGTGCTTCTAGCCCTCTCGGCTTCTGGCAGTTCAAGATTTCCATCACGCCTTTTCCAGAACCGCCTTTTTGCCGGTGAAGTCTTCCCAACGCTTGACGATTACGTCGCAGTATTTGGGATCTAGTTCCATCAGTCGGGCTTTACGGCTAAGACGCTCGCAAGCGATTGCGGTTGTTCCTGAACCACCAAAAAGATCCAACACCACATCGTTCGGCTTGCTGCTGTTTCCGATCTGGTATTCAAACAACTCAACCGGTTTCATAGTGGGATGAAGTTCGCTCTTCGCTGGTTTCTTAAAATCTAAGACCGTCGTTTGACTTCTGTCTGAACCCCAATAATGAGATGCGCCGTCTTTCCAGCCATACAGACAAGGTTCATGTATGAAGTGGTAATCTTTACGACCTAAAACAAATGACGATTTTTTCCAAATGACCATTTGCGAGAGTTTCCAGCCTACATCTGAAATTGCTCCTGAAAAATTTGAAGTTTCAACATCTGCAAACCAAATATAGAATACTGCACCATCTCGCATCGCTGAGTTTGCCGTCGAATAAACATCTCTTAGAAATTGACGGAAATCATCATTGGACATCTTGTCGTTTTGGATTCCAAAAGTTGACTCGTCTTTTCTGGCTTTTCCAGCTTTCTGGAGCATTTCATTCTTTGCGGTCATGTCTACGTTGTAAGGAGGATCTGTGATTAATAAGTCAGCCAACTGATCTCCCATCAACCGTTTTGCACTGTCAATGTTAGTAGAATCTCCGCACATCAGCCGGTGATTCCCTAGAATCCAAACATCTCCAAGCTTGGTTATTGGCTCGACCGGAACTTCCGGTGTCTGGTCTGGATCGGTTTCACCTTCAACAACTTCTGGTTCAAGCAACTCGGCAAGTTCCTCGTCCGAGAATCCAGTGAGGTCCATTTTGAAACCGTCTTCCTGCAAAGACTCCAGTTCAGACCGCAACATCTGGTCGTCCCATCCAGCATTCAAAGCCAGCTTGTTATCAGCAATGACATAGGCTCGGACTTGAGATGGAGTTAGGTGTCCGAGACGGATGCACGGAAGGGTTTCAAGTCCAAGCTTCTTTGCCGCCATCACTCGACCGTGACCGGCAATAATGGTTCCGTTGGAATCAATGAGAACTGGATTGGTAAATCCAAACTCTCGGATGGAACCCGCGATCTGCGAGACCTGCTCGTCAGAGTGTGTTCGGGAATTGCGAGCGTAAGGGATAAGGCTGGAGACCAGCAGGTATTCAATTTGATTCATTTCCAAGGATCGGTTGAGTGCAGAGTTTTCAGACATACTTCTTGAACCCAACGCTCTAGTTCGCGTTCAGCGTGTTCTGGATCATGGGGAGCAATTCTACCGGCAAGCTGTTTTGGCATCGACTTAAGCAGTTGAGCTACGGACCCGTCATGGTCCTGCATGACCTTCTTGACCCAATCACCGGAGACTAACCGCTTTTCTCGTTCGGAGAGGTCGAGAACGTCTTTACGAGCGTTGATTAAGTTCTTCGCTGCGGTCGCGTGAACTGAGACCATACGAGCAGCGTCGAGAGACTTTGAGCGCAGGGATTGAACCGCAAGACCGTAAGACGCTCTCTCAATCTGCTTCTGCCGCTCATAGGCTCCCTGCGGAGTGCTTTCAGCAACAATGGAAGGATTAACCGGAGCTTCGGATTCTGGTGGCCGATATGGACCCTCAGAAGGCTCAGATCGAATGTGGCTCGCTTCAATAGCGGCCTTCCTCCTTTGCGCTCCAGATCCACGCCAAGCGTCAGCGGCTTCAGCGGAGTCCAAAGGCATTCCCTTTGAAACCAACTGAGAGACTCGGCCTTTGGTTAGACCGCTGTGTTTGACGTACTCGCTTTGTGTCATAGCCCGCATCCACCTTCGCACTCAAAGTTGAAAGCTGACTGACCGCGCTCACTGTCGGTCAAATGAACCTCTTTCAGTGGACGGCAGCTTTTATGGATGTAGAGCTTCTCGTTGAGGTTTCGATTGCAAACGGTTCCTTCAACTCGGAGTGAATCGTCTATTTCGACCGCTCTCGCCCATCCTTCTGGGTCTGTTTCACGCAACAGCAACCACTCATGGTTCGACTTGTAAGGGCAGAACACGCAAGCGGATCTTGGAACCGTGTGAGGTATTCCAAAAGTCTCAAGCCACTTCACGCAGTCGGCTCTGGTCATCATCTTGTCGCAGAGCGGGAACTCAGGTTCAGACCAGTGCGGACTGTTGGCTTTGATGCGTGTGGCTCGACCTGCTTCATCCAGACTGATTCCGAAAAGCTGAGTCAGCTTGGTCTTTATGCGCTGACCTTTCTGAAGTCCAAGAAGCTCGCGCCGAATGAAGCGTTCGATTGGCAGAATCTTGTACTCGCTAGTGCATTGACGGCGGATCTTCCCAAGCGGCTCGCCTTCGTTCTGAGCGGTAAAAGCTGGGATTGATGCGAATCGTTGACCTGTGGAGTTGGTGCCATGCATCAAGTCATTTCCAAGGATTCCCGCAGAGACGACATGGATGATTGGACCACCCAGACTCTTGAGCCATTCCATGTGGGCATAGACAGATTTCGGCTCCTCACCAAGATCCGCGAAGATGGCGCATTGAATCGGGTCAATTTCACCGCGCATTGCCATCAGGTAAAGCGTCGTCGATTGAACTCCACCGCCGAGGTTCAAGATTCTCATCGCAGACTTTCTGGAAGATCTTCGGATTTTGTTTTGAGCAGGTCAGCCAACCCTTTGCAGATTGTTCGCTGCTCTGGGTCTTTTGGATTCGGCTGGTAGTAACCTGCAATCTGCTCAGCCGTAGAACGTCCAGAGCGGATCTGAGCAAGATGCCAGCGCAGTGTGTGATGCCCAAAATTAAGCATGACGTATTGTGCAGCGTTTGTCATTAGTGGTGCGTTTATAATACAATAGCGAGTTTGATCGCGCAGAGAGATCGGTCCCGCGCGATCACC